GTGCGCCGGGCGCAGGTACAAATCAATTTGCAATTAGTGCAACAGATGATGGAAGTGCAGCATATAGCACTCCGTATACAGTAACAGTTACAACAACAGGTAGTGCAAGTGCTGACGCGACTGCTAATGCAGCAGCAATTAATGCTGCAAATGTAACAAATGTAAGTGCAAGTATTGATGCAAGTAATAGACTTGTAATTAGTCATGCGCAAGGCGGCGAAATTAAACTAACTGATACTGACGGTATGTTAGCAGCAATTGGATATCAAGCGAAAGATGCAGCAGTGTCTGAAACACAATGGACTGCAAACTTGTATTATCAAGATGGTACTTCAAGTGCAACAAGTCCAAAGCAGTTTACAGCAAGTAACTGGAACAATCTAAGTTACACTGCAAGTGCTAATGAAGTTACAAGTTTAGCAGCTGATGGTCAATTATGGTACAGTTCAGTTGTTGACGAAGTAGACATTATGGTACATGACGGTTCTGATTGGAAAGGTTATCAAAACGAATACACTGATGCAGATCCAGAAGGGCCAATTGTTAGTGCTAGTATGCCAACTGTACAAAGTGACGGTAGTCCGCTTGTAACAGGTGATATTTGGATTGACACAGCAGATCTTGAAAACTATCCAACAATTTACGTTTATAACGACACTATCACAGGTACAAAGGCACAGAAATGGGGCACACCGATTGATAAGTCAGATCAAACAACTGAAAACGGAATTTTGTTTGCAGATGCACGTTATGGCGACACAGGCGGCACAGCAGATACAGCACCAGATGCTACTATTGCAGAGCTACTTGTTAGTGATTATTTAGACCCAGATGCACCAGATCCTGCACTATATCCAAAAGGGATGTTGCTATGGAATCTACGCAGAAGCGGATTTAATGTCAAGCGTTTTGAGCGTAATTACATCAACCTAAATGCAGATAATGCTAGAAATGGTGATGAAGATATGGGTACTTATTATCCGCATCGTTGGGTAACTGAATCAGGAAACCAGGAAGACGGATCAGGAAGTTTTGGTCGTAAGGCTCAGCGTAAAGTTGTAGTACAGGCTTTACAAGCAGTGGTTAACAGTAATGATGAAATCAGAGATGACGAATCAAGATTGTTCAACTTAATGGCAACTCCGAGTTATCCAGAACTGATCGGCGAAATGATTAGCTTAAACTTTGACAGAGGTTTAACAGCATTTATTGTAGGGGATTCACCATTCCGCTTAACACCAGATGCTACATCACTTAATGAGTGGGCAACCAATGTCAATAGAGCAGTCGAAGACAATGACGACGGTCTTGTAAGTCGTGATGAATACTTAGGTGTATTTTATCCAGCAGGATTTACAAGCGACAACTTTGGTAATAATGTAGTTGTTCCAGCATCGCATATGATGTTACGTACAATTGCACTGAGTGATCAGGTTAGCTTCCCATGGTTTGCACCAGCAGGTACAAGACGTGGTGGCATTACTAATGCAAGTTCAACAGGTTATATCAATAACGAAGGCGAATTTGTAAGTGTAGCACTTAACGAAGGACAAAGAGATACACTGTATCAAAACAACATTAACCCAATCACGTTTATTAGTGGTGCAGGACTTGTTGCATTTGGTCAGAAAACTCGTGCAAGAGGTGCAAGCGCACTAGATAGAATCAACGTAGCACGTTTGGTAATTTACTTACGTTCGCAGTTGAATCAGCTTGCAAAGCCGTATATCTTTGAACCGAATGATAAGATTACAAGGGACGAAATCAAGCAGGCAGCAGAAAGCTTGCTACTTGAGCTAGTTGGTCAAAGAGCTCTATACGATTACCTAGTAGTATGTGACGAGTCAAATAACACTCCAAGCAGAATCGACCGTAACGAGCTATATCTTGATATTGCTATCGAACCAGTCAAAGCAGTTGAATTTATTTACATTCCACTACGTTTGAAAAATACTGGTGAAATTGCAGGATTATAAGGTATAAATATATATAGATTAGGAGCAGATTAAATGGCTATTTCAACACTATCAAAAATTACAGTACCACTTGCTAGCGGTGATTCCGCTAGCAATCAGGGCTTGTTAATGCCAAAATTACAGTATCGCTTTAGAGTGACACTGGAAAACTTTGGTGTAAGCACACCGACAACAGAACTTACAAAGCAAGTTATTGACGTAACTCGTCCTAACGTAAGTTTTGAACAAATGACAATTGATGTTTACAATTCTCGTGTATACCTAGCAGGTAAACACTCATGGGAACCAATCACACTTAACTTGCGTGAAGATGTAAACAACAATGTACAAAAACTAGTAGGCGAACAGCTACAGAAGCAGTTCGATTTCTACGAGCAGTCAAGTGCAGCATCAGGATTAGATTACAAGTTTGTTACACGTATAGAAATCTTAGACGGCGGTAATGGCGCAAACACACCAACAGTATTAGAAACATTTGAACTATACGGTTGTTATTGTGAAAGTGCAAATTACAACCAGCTATCGTACTCAAACTCAACTGATCCAGTAAGCGTAACACTAAACATTCGTTACGACAACGCTATCCAATCACCGCAAGGTACAGGTATTGGTACAGCAGTAGGACGTACAGCAAATACCCTAGTAACAGGCGGCGGCGCTTAATTACTAGAAACATTTAGTCTGCACAAAAAGGGGAGCATACTGCTCCCTTTTTTATTAACTACACACTTTACTATATAAGATAAATATTTGTATGGCAAATAAGTATAATGGTTTTTTTAATAATGTAGCAGCAGGTGCTTTGAATCCTAAAGGTAACTTAGGAGATTATGCGCATGCTTCAAGATTGTACACAGACAACAATCACGCTCTTGCACCAAAAACAAAATATCTATATCACGTCTTTTTTGATATAAATTCTACAGCAGCTAGTATTATTCCTAGTATTGATGCTAAGAAAATAAATGAAATGGGCATGCTAGTAAAAGCAGCCGACCTTCCAAAATATCAAGCAAATGTAGAAACTAAAAAGATGTACAATAGGGTAAAGAATGTGCAAACGTCAATCGCATATGATCCTATTACAATTACTTTCCACGACGATAATAGTAGCTTAACTACAGCATTGATGCAAGCATACTATAGGTACTATTTTGCTGACGGCAACCAAAAAAGAGATAACGGTCGTGCTTATTCTAGAACACCTGACAGCACGTATGAAGGTTCTACACGTAACAAATATAAGTTTGGTTTAGATAACAATAATCCGGGTTTGCCTTTCTTTAATAATATTCAAATTAGTCAATTAAGTAGAGGGTCTTATGTAACCTATACTCTTGTTAATCCGATAGTAACTAATTGGGGACACGATAATCTAAGTAATGAAGACGGCGCTGGCACAACACAGAACCAAATGACTATTGCATATGAAGCTGTCTTTTATGATGCAGGACAAGTTGAAGCAGGTGCTCAAGGTGAGCCAAAAGGATTCGGACAAGACCATTATGATCAAACTCCTAGCCCGCTAAGTTTAGTTGGAGGTGGTACTACTAATATTGGTAGTATAATCGAAGGTGCTTTAGATCTTTATGATTTTATTGCAGGCGGCGATAGTTTTGATAATCCTCTCGAAGCAGCATTAGCAGCAGCAAACTTAATCGGTAATGTAAGGAATTTGAGCTCAGAAGGATTGAGACAAGGAGGTTTAAATATCCTCACTCGAGCTATTGGTAATGTAGCAGGAGCGAACGTAAGCGGTGTGGCACAGACATTATTTCCAAAATTAAGTGGGAGCGGAGGCCAGGGTAAATTACTACTTGCAACAGCCGGAGCAGCAGTTGCAGTTACAGCAGTGAATAATTACAGAGAACGTCAACAGCTAAGAAACAATCCAGCAGCACTAGAATCTGCTGCTAGAGATGCCTTTGGAAAAGATTGGCAAAATAATGGTAACGCTGGCGGGATTAACGAAAGAAATTCAGCCTGGACCAGTCTGTCATCTAGTGCGCAGCAGATATATAGAAGTAGAGCATTAGGAGTTAATTGATGACAAACAGTTTACCAACAGAAACAAATAGATCTAGTGATAAAAAAGTTACACAAGTATTTGACAATTATTTCAATAAAAAATTAAGTTTTCCTAGCAATGAAGTAGATGCTGTGGTTGCATTTTTTGAAAAAAGAGGATTTGAAAAATCTGCTGCTATAGCTACTAGCACATCTCTTTTAAATCAAGCAAAAATTGACGGCGTAAAAGTGTTTACATTATTAGACACACTAAAAGGATTTAATGAAGTACAACTTAGTGCTGTAGTTGCTGAAATCTTAAACTATAGCAGATTAAGAACAAGTGTGTTAGGTTATAAGATACAAGGTTCTACTGAAAAATTAGAAAGACGTAATATTGTGGTATGAGCCGTTTTGCACAAGGAAAGTTTAATTGCAAATTCCCAGAAAAGTACATAGGTACTAAGTCTCCAACCTACAGAAGTAGTTGGGAATTTGCATTTATGCGCTTTTGTGACGAACATCCTAGTGTAGCACAGTGGGCTAGCGAAAGTATAAAAATACCCTACAGAAATCCATTGACAGGAAAGTATACAATATATGTTCCTGATTTCTTTATTGCTTATGCAGACAAAGGCGGCCAGCAACGAGTAGAGCTTATAGAAGTAAAACCTCAAAATCAAGCAGTAAAAGAAAAATTAGGACGAAGTAAAGTTAATCAAGCACATTGGGTTGTTAATCAAGCTAAATGGGAAGCAGCAAGAGCTTGGTGTAAACAAAAGCGCATTTTCTTTAGGGTTATTACAGAAACGGATATCTTCCACACAGGCAAACGATAAATATAATAGTATATTATGGACTATTACTATGACAAAAAAGCTTGAAGATTTATTAAACTTACCAGATTCTAAAGAACTAATTCAAGAAGAAAAAAATAAAGACAAGGCAGAAGCCGCAGTTGTTGAACAGGAAGACACTTTTCGTAATATTCAAGAGTTTGATAAAATTGCAAGTGCCTTACCTAGTGTCAAAGGACTAGGTGATAAAGCAGATTCTGAATTAGACGAAATTGCAAATAAAGCTGCTCAAGCATATGACGATCTTATGGATCTTGGTATGAATGTTGAAAGTCGTTATAGTGGGAGAATTTTTGAAGTTGCAGGTAGCATGCTTAAAACAAATCTTGATGCAAAAGTAGCCAAGATGGACAAGAAACTAAAAATGATTGATATGCAACTTAAAAAAGAAAAACTAGATAAAGACGGTTCGCCAGACGGCGGCAATGTAGTAAATGGGGAAGGATATGTCATATCAGACCGTAACAGTTTACTAGAAAAACTTAAAAACATGGATAAATAACATATAATAGGAAGTGGCCATGAAATCATTTAAAGAATTATTACAAGAAAGTCAAAAGACTTACAAATTTAAAATTCGTGTTGCGGGCGAATTGCCCGAAGGGTTTGAAGATAGACTCAAGACACATATGCAGAAATTTGAAGTTGTAAATATGGGTGCTGGAAAACGTGCACCGATTACCGAACGTCCATTAGATTTCCCGCAGTTACAAAACATAGAAGTTACAACATATGAGGCTGAAGTTAAGTATCCAACTACTGGCTATGTACTAGAACAATATATTGTTCAAAATTGTAATATTCCGCATAGTCATGTTACTGTACGAGGTGAATTTGATCCTATTGAAGAACAGCAGTCACAAGAAGAGCCTACAGAGTATCAAGCAATGTTAGCCACTGAAGACATGGGCGGCGAGAGTGCCCAAGAAAATGTAGGCGGCAATAGAGTAATGGATCTTTTAAAAGAATTAGAAGCAGCTCGTAAAGAACGAGAAATTGATCCAGTAGAAAGCGCACCTGCAGGCAAGTCTAAAGACATTGACAATAAAGAAAATGCAAAATCACCTATAGGAAGTTAATATGGATTTTAAAAAATTAATAAAAATTGCCGATGCGTTTGGTACTGAAACTAGAAATTTAGCTGAACTTAAAGAAGGCGATCTTGCAGATAGATTATCGCAGGAGTTAGGTTGGGATGAAACAGACGCAGAAGAAATTGAAAATGCTGTGGATGCTACAGGAAACAATCCTACAGAATTAGCAGATATTATACCTAACGCCCAAACCGATATAATACAGCCTGTATCAGATCCAGAAGTTGATACTAAAGGCGAAACGCCAACACAAGCAGATGCAGGCACTCCAACTAGCAGACTAGATACTAAAGGCGAAACGCCAACACAAGCAGA